ACCTGCCCCGTTGAGATACCAACTGAGCAGGCCAATGGTGTTGGTGTTGGCATAATCCAAAGCGCCGATGTTGAAAAATTTTGTTGAGTTGGCGGTATTAGTCACAGCCCCATAAGTCCCTCCCAGCAGCATAGAATAATAACTGCTGCTTGGAGCCGCTCCACCACCCCCATTTACGTCCTGAAACGACCCCTGAAACTGGGTTTGCCGATTCAGGAAAGCGTCCAACGGGCCATTCCATGCTGTGCCTGCATCACCATAAGTAGTATGCAAAAGCATCGTCGGGCCGCTACTCACAGGCCCTCCAATAATAAGTGGCAGGCACGTGCTATAAGCTGGTAGAAACTCATAAGGTGGTGCTGCTGACGCGCCCGGCACGTCACCCAAAAGAACTGAGAATGAGCCATTGCATCCCTCCATATCCACAGATCGTTGAGCGACGCCGCCTGACTGGCCTTGCGCGAAGAGGTTTCCGATACTTTGAACACCCCCATTTGTGACATAGACCGTCGCCCTGGTTAAATTATGCATCGACTCGAAATTATTGTGTTCAATCGACAGGATGCCTCCATTCATGTAAATCGCAGAGCCGCAATTATTAAAGTCGCAAGACTGATTTATGATGATATATTGAGGCGAATCAGCGGCGATGGCAATCGAGTTTGTCCAAGTCCCACTGTCCCCAAACCCGGCATCAGCAATATCCACCATATTTGGGCCTGGGTTGCACGATCCAGACACGCACGCGCTCAAAGTTAATCCTGTTTGATTTGTCGAATAGACGGAATTCGAGGCGAATGCGGTGAACTGACAGTGCTCGGCGAGCATCTCTACGGCATTATCAATCCATACATCCGTCCAGAAATTTGTCGCCTTGCAGTGAATTAACCTGGTTTGTTGAGTCCCCGCAATGACGAATCCGAAGGATGTGTTTGTGCCCCAGTTAGTGCCCGGGCCTCCGAGAAACACTTTTTCCGCTGTGAACCTATCCGCGCCATTGCGGACGGTTATGATTCCATTCCCGTAGGTGTTAGGCCCTGAGACGATGTTCTCGGTCGTTGTGCCGAGGTTGGTCTTGGAGGTGACAAGTTTTCCGTCATAAATCTTCATGTCTAGGTTTGTGAAAAACAGCGGCACGTTGCATTTGAAACCAGGGTTTTGGTTCCCTTCAAGCCATATTGTTGAACCGCGAACAAGGTTTGCCGCCGCAACCATATTAGAGAGCGCGATAGAATCGTCGTTGGTTCCATAAGCCCCGTATTGGACGGGGGTAAACATATTCTGCATCCCATTCGTGACGCTTGGGGAGAGGGCAAGCTGGCTGCCGCCGTTGGTGATGATGGTGTGGCCGTCGCTGGGCAAGCCGCTGCCACCACCCCCACCACTTGAATTAATAGTCACCACACCATTGTTTGTTTGCGTTGTTGTATTAGTCCCCGCAGCGACTTGCACACCCAAAACATAACCACCAATCGTCAAGGTGTTAATGTTCGACGCTAACGTTGTCAAGCCATAAGTATTCGTTCCTAACGGCGCTCCTATAGTCCACGTTCCACTTGGATTAGGCCCAAAAATAACTTTGTAATTTGGTCCACCAACAAGGAATGTCGGCCCCAACACTCCGTTCGTTGCAACACAATTAAACGAATACGACACAATCGTTGTGCCGTTTGATAAGACCAACGGTGTTCCAATAGACTCAAAAGAAACAGAAACGTTCCTGTTTGTATTTCCGTCCGGAAAGACGAAAAGATTTGTGACGTAGATAGCGTTAGCTTTCAACGTCAAAAACAAAAACACCAAAATTAAAGATAGACGGTTCATTTAAGTTTAGTTATACCTTTGACTACGACGTTAGTATCGACTGGAAAAGCTGCCGTGTTTGTGGTTATGTTTGTATAAACAATACCACCATTAGTTGTTACGTTAGTAAGGTAACTTGTAAGACTTAACGCCGCATTGGTCATAGACCACGTCGGACGAATCTGCCACACTCCAGGTAGAAGATTAGTATAATTCGTCGGCCCATAAAAAACGGGAAGTGGGTTAGACACTAAAATCATTGTCCATGTATCAAACGTCGTCCAATTATTCACCCCGTCCATTGAAGATTGCCACAACAAAGTTTGAGTTGAGGCGTTAGTGCCAGTGTAAAGAAACCCAACGGCAAGAGCAATGTTGTCCGCTTCGCCAACAGTAAGCGTTGCTTGGGCAAGCACATTCGTTGAATGTGGTGGAATAACATCCGTTGTGCCTTTCAGTTGAGTGTTTATTGGTGGGGCAAAAACCAACAATGGACACAGCAAACCAACAATTAATAGTATTTTTTTCATATTAGTTTAACATTAAGTCTTCTCTTGTGACGACAACTTCATCACTCCCAAGTTTCTCGAAAAACAACGGTGGCAAAGAGTTCATAGAGTCTTCCGTGATAGTTTGTTCTTTTTGCGGCTCGACATAGCAAGGCTCGTCTAAAACGCTACGATACAAACACTCCATAGCGTGGTCGTCTTTGTCGACTGGCTTACCTTTTTCCTCGTCGTAGTGGTAACGTTTAATTTCCCACAGGCTACGTCGACATTCAGGTGTGAACAATGGCCAGCCGCCTTTGAGTTGAAGGGCTTCGTTTACACGTAGGATACCTCTGCTAAGGTCCTTCGAGGATTTCTCAACTGCGAGACCACAGCGCCAGAACTCGGTTGCCATGTTGTTACCATCGACACAGTCTTCATTAAAAGCGATGGGGTCACAACGAACACGGACAACTCTCCGATCACCAAGAATTACACGAATCTTTGCCACGAGTTGGGATATTAAACAATGCTCGAAGATGTCAGTGTAGTAGTATTTACGCCCAAAAGGATCAACAGTGAGGAAAAGCACCATGTGCGGTGTGTGGTGATGGGGGTCTATGTAAAGATAATATGACCAATCTTTTGGTGGCTCTATCCACGAAAGCCAACCACGAGGGAGAGTGGTAAGCACGTGCTTGTCTTGCTGGAAGCATTTGTAGACTAAACCGGCTTTGTGCAACGGCTTGCCAAACAATCGACACTCTTTTTCGTCTTCGGTGAGGGTAGCTTCGTAATCTCGTATAGCCTCTTTTGACAAGTATATATTGTCGTAAATTGTTCCTTCGATAACACTAGAAATGCCGTCAAAAATTCCACCAACGTCGAAAGCGTCGGTGATCCACGGTTCGCGCAGCGCCGTAAGAGTGAACCACGCAAAGCCATTACGATCAACTAATCCACGAGCGGCGGCTTTGAACATTCCTTCTGGACAGGGTTCGTCAACGTGAATGAAGTCCCAGTCGGAGGACTCGGAACCTTGGGGGTTGGACATAAATGACTTAACAGTATCGAAGCGAAGACTACTAAGGCCGAAAGGACCGTTACAGATGATAGTATCGATAGCGCCGCTGTGATTACGTGAGACATTTTTTATGAATCCGTTGCGTGGAAGAAACTTCCACAATTTTCCATCCTGACCACTAAAGATTTCTTTGACTTTATCCCAGTCAGTTGCGATGATTAAGCCTTTAACGGGGCGTTGTGGAATACCACCCAACCTTGCGGGGTCGTCGGCAGGATACCACGGACGTTCACCACGAAGCCACGCACAGTCTTCAGCCACACCCATAAAGGATTTACCGAAGCGGTTACCAGTAAATACTCCACGCCGCTTCTGCAACGACCGATGAAATAAGTCCTGCTTCGGGTGGGGGCGGTAAAATGGAAGTGAGTCTTGTTTTATAGCCGTGACTTTGGCTGTAAGCAACTGTAACTTGCGTTGCTTTAACAAAACTAACTCTGGGTTGAGCGCATCCATTGGTTGGCGTCATTTAATGACCCGCACCAGCAGGGCGGATTTTCTCGACAAGGTCATCGCCGCCTTCAATACAACCAAAGAACTTCTTTGCGGCGGAGTTCTCTGCCCCACCAGTAAGTGCCGAGCTTTTACTAATCGAGGTTAGTTGTTCGTTTTCGGGACAGTTGGTTTTCTCCTGCGACGGTGTTAGACGCGCAGTATGTTCAAGTATCTTTGAGCAACTCATGATTTACCTTTCTTCTTAGACATAGCGAAGCCTTTATGACCGAAGTGTTCTCCCTTCGTGTTGGCGTAACGCGCACGAACACTCGCGGCGGCTTTCGCTTTTGAGGTTGAGTGACCGACAACTTTGCCTGTATCGGCACGAACGATATTCTTTCCTTTTGTTTTCCAGGGCATTTTAAACCTTTACGATTGAGCTTCCAGTATGGCCGAAGGAAGCCCGGCGGTTGGTGATACGTTTTGACCTTGATGATTGGGTTTCGTTGTTAGGAATAAGTTTATTTTTCGTGGGTAACCATTTCTTCATTCCTGCCCCACGGTCAGCGGGGGACGGCTTTGACACTATCTGCCCAACGCTATTCGTCCGTAGCTGTTGAAGCGGGTTGTCAGACGATTTAGACATCGAGATCATCTTGACGGGCGAGAGAGTTTACTACCTATGGTGCCAAATTCTCCAAAA